CGTCAGTGGGCTCGTTCAATCCGTCATCTTGGCTCTAAGTGGCTGTTGGCAGAACATGTGGAGCGCAAATCATGAAAACCTTTTTCCAAGAATATCTGGATGAAAATGCAGAGGTCGAATATTGCGACTACTGCCTAAATCCTCGGGGTCACAAGCCATCTTGCTGTGGCGAGGTTCACTTTACAGAATTCCAGTACATCCCTGATGATGAGCAGCGTCAGATTGTGCAACGTGAATACGACAAAGCATTTGGAGGTAAGTGATGGGATTCTTCACAAACCTATTTAGCGGCAAGGTCTATACAGACATTGGAAATACCCGCATTGATGAAGACGGCGAAACTTTCATCAAGATGGGGAATCAATGGATTGGCGATAACGGCAACCTGATTCAGAAGCAAGGCAATGATTGGGTTAATTTGGAAACAGGGGTACGGTCTTCTTTTGGCGACCCCTTCACAAAAGAGGAATGGTAATGAGCGAAAACAACTTTCTGAAATTGGCGGCTATTGATGTTCGCCCATTCATTGAACACAAGGGCAAACTGTCCTATGTCTCTTGGGTGTTTGCTGTTGAGCAACTGATGCGCGTAGACCCGCAAGCAAATTGGGTATTTCATGAGCCTCAGATGTTTGGCGAATCCATGATGGTGTCTTGCACGGTCACAGCATTTGGCAAGCCAGTCACCATGCACCTGCCTGTCATGGATCACTTGAACAAGGCCGTCAAGAATCCTGATTCGGTCATTGTCAACAAGAACATGATGCGATGCTTGGTCAAAGCAATTGCTTGCCATGGCCTTGGTCTCAACGTATACGCTGGAGAAGACCTGCCACTGGAACAGGCTCCAAAGGTCACTGCAACAGAATCTTTTGCAGTTGATCCAGCGCGTCAAAACATTGTCTATGATGTTGCCGCTGCGATTGTGGAACGCATGGAAGCTGATGACATCATTGGCGCATATGAAGAATACCTTGGGATCACCGAGCCCGAGGAAAAGGGGCTTCTTTGGAAGCAACTGGATTCAAAAACTCGGTCAGCAATCAAAAAACATGGCGAGAGCCTGAAAGGACAGTAAATGAGCAAGAAACGATTGGACGCTATTGCAGTGGTTGGCGAGTACACCGACAGCCAAGGTAATACAAAGAAGCGTTACAGCAAGCTGGGCTCTGCTTTTGTAAACGACAAGGGTGAAGTGTCAGTCAAACTTGACTGCGTCCCTTGCGGCGGCACTTGGGATGGTTGGGTTAGCTTGCGTGAGCCCTATGATGGCGAAAAACCTGCCAGGCAAAGCTCTGAGCCAACGCGAACTTCTCGCCGTGGCACTGCGTCAGACTTTGATCAAGACGTCCCGTTTTGACCTAATGAAATGAATAAGGGCGCGAAAGCGGATGCTGGTTATTGGGGAAACGTGCCTGAGGCCACAGAGAGACACCAGACGCAGCGAGTAGGCCCGCCTTTTTAAGGAATTGAAATGGGATTGATTATTGGATTGACCTGCTTTGCAGCATGGTTCACACATATCTTCACTTGCTTTGCACAAGGGCTTTGGGGCTTCTTGATTGCAGGAGCAATCTTCTTCCCTGTTGGAATCTTCCACGGGGTTTATCTTTGGATCAAGTGAGAACAAAATGAAAGAAACACAATCATTTGGAATGACTGAATTCCAAGTCATGAAGTGGGCAGAAGCCCGTGGTATCTATGAGAATGGAACAGCACTAGGTCAAGCAAAGAAGACGCTTGAAGAAGCAGGTGAACTTCTTGCTGCTGTTGCTGCTAATGACCGTAAAGAAATTGAAGATGCAATTGGCGATGTGCTGGTCACTCTTGTCAATGTGGCTGTTTTGGTAGATATGGACGTTAGGGCTTGTTTTTACAAAGCCTATAAAGTCATCGAGCCACGCAAAGGCCACATGAACAAAAGCGGCCAATTCGTCAAAGAGTAATCATCTTCAATGCGGTTGCTTCAACCTCATTAACTCGGCGAGTCCAGCCTTTGCCGAAAGTGGGCCAGTTCTTCAGGTCCATCATGAATGACAGACGGCGCTTTGAATAGTCTTGAACCAAGTCACTTGGAACAATGGCTTTCACTGCCGCCAATGTCTTAGGACCAATACCACCATCAGGCTCAACGCCAGCGCATGATTGCAAGAACTTTGCAGCACGGCCCGGACCGCTGTTAATTGCACAATCAAACACTGCGTAATCAATGCCATCAGGGAGCTCATCTCCGCAAATCTTGTCCCAATACTTGCGCTTGTATAGCGGAGCAACATCAGCAGGGGTCAATGCCCTCATGGCTTTTTCATCCACTGGATGGCCGCAATATTCTTCCCATACTGCTTTGGTGCAGCCCAAGTTAGTCATGCCGCCTGGATCGTCAGGATGGTTAGAAAATCCACCTTCATGAACAAGAACAGCAGCAAGGGCTTTTTCAAAGTTAGACTTCACTTGTTATCTCCAAGAATGCTAGGTGAAACATCTTTTTTGTGGTCATGCGATGCGCCAAAGTAGTACGACAGCACTTGAACCGTGGCTGCGTTAACAGCGCCCAAAACATAGATGGCAATATCCTTGCGGTTGCCATTAATGTCAGGCAAGAACATTATTGCCGCCAGCAGGATAAAAGACACGGCTACAGTGCCCAAAGCAAGCACAGGAGTCACAATCTTGTTAAGCAATGGGGCATCTTGGCTTGTGGCAATTTGCACTTCACGCTCACGAGAATTGCTACGATCAGCAGAATCAAGCTTTGCAAACTCCAACTCCAAAGCGGCTAACTTCTGCGCGGCTTCAGGATCGCCAGCGATAGCTTGAGCCACCGCCTGTACGGAATCTTCCACGCCAAACTTGTTGGCAATAGCAGATATAGCAGCACCACCAAGAGGGCCAGCAACAGCAGTAGCCAAAGCAGGGGCAACGCCTTTAAGTAAATTGATCAGGTCGTTCATTTTTTATGTCCACATTGATTTGTTTTGCAGTGATCTTGGATGATGTAAATGCCACCACCTACTAGGCCAAAGCAAAAAAGAACAGCAAATAGCACAATAGCTACTTCAATCCTTTGTTTCATTGTTTCTCTGGCCTTCTTGAGCCTATCACGCTCTGCACGTTCAGCGTGTTTGTCTTGCTCATTCATCTGCGCTACACGTTGTTGGATTTTTTCCCAAACATCCATGTAGTGAGGCCAAAACATATTCTTTAGCTCTTCCTCAAACTGTTGTTGAGAAAGCAAAGCCATCTCAATTTCAACAGCTTTGCCAAGGTTTGAGCCACCAGATTTCTTGGCTTGAGTTAAAGCCTTGACGGTGTTGTGTTTGGCTTCAAAATAGTTGCCAATCAAAGGCCCAAGACTAGCAACATCATCAACAGTATTCTTTGCCGCCTTGATAAGCGACACAGCCTTTTGCACAGCAGCAAAAGCGGCCAATGCTGTGCTGATTGGTTCCATTATTTAAACCCGTGATTTTTTAAGAAATCCAATAGAACGTATCCAATGCCAAGGATGAATGACCATACAAGGCCAGCCAAAGTCTTTTCAATCACAGCATCTCGGAATTTAATTTTCCGGGCTTCTGCTTCAATAGCCAAGCGAACCCACTGAAGTTCATCAGCAGACAGTTCTTGTTTTGGGACTTGTTGTAGAGCTAGAGCAATGTCGGAGACTAACTCGGCACGTTCTTCTGGTGTCATGATTTATCTCAAATATGCAGCGGGAGGAGCAATGCCACGGCCTGCGCCACTGCCACCAGCTTTTTGAAGTTCTTCTTGCAAAATAGCTCTACGCTCAGGATTATTTTCAACCTCAAGCTGAGAACGAATTTCTCGGATGTAATTTGGATTGCCAGCCGTAATATACGACTTACCAAGCTTTCCAAGTTCTTCACCCTTGCCTGCAAAAATGTCAGGAGATATTCCCAAGTCACTGATTGCAGATGCCGCACGAGACATTGCTTCTTTACCTTTTTCAGAGCCAGCAATACCGAGCAATCCTGTTCCCGCCAACATTCCAAGCATGCCCTTCATAGAAGCATTGCCTTTAATGTAATTCGGAACAGTTGTTTCACGAGGAAATGCTCCACCTTTTTTGCCTTCAGCAAGAACTGGACTTGGCAAACGCCCTTCTTTCATTGCTTGTTTTACAGCATCATAAGATTGGTTTGTGCGACCAAATTGTTGAAGCCAAGCTTGTTCTGCTTCTGGCCCCATTTGGCCTTGATACCAATGCCACCCGCCTTGACCAATAACGTCAGCACCTTGCTTATTGCGTTTTGGATTTGGATAACTTGGGATTCGACCTTCAGGCGCTTCAATTGCTGCGCCTGCTTTACCTTGGATTTTCTTTTTTTCTTCTGAGGCAACAGTTTGAACAGCGGCTTGTTTTTCAGCAGGAGTTGCAGTTGCTTGGATTGGGTCAACAGCAGGAGCAATCTTGTTTGCGGCCTCCATTGCTTGCAATTCTTTGGAAGCAGAAGCAGCCCCACTTTTCTGGATCATCTGCATTTCAGCTTCAGAAACAGGAGCAGCAGATGTTTTGCTTGCAGGAGTGGTTTTTACGCCAGATTGCAATTGTTGAAGTTTATGTTCTGCCATAGCAGCTTCAGCATTTGCCTTACGAATGCGAGCCTCTTGCAATGGATCAACAGGTTTGGGGGCAGCTTCAGGGGCTGGTGCTCCCGGAGGTGCGACAGGAGGCATTGATACCTGTGCTTGACTCCAGTTTGCGGCAGGAGGCGCAACAGGACCAGGCGCAGCAGGTGCTGCTTGAGTAGCAGGCGCAGCCACTGTCTGAGTGGGCGCGGGCAATTGTTTTGCTTGAGAAAAAGGTTTCTCAGTTGGCGTTACTTCACGAGCAGTAACATCAATGATGTCTTCTTGCGGGACAGCTTCAACAGGCTTTTGTTTGCGGCCTTTGATGCCTTGGACAGTGTCAGCGGCTTTTTTGACGCCGTATCCAGCAGCCGCAGCAGCAGGAATAACCCAACCGTAATCTAGAAGAATTTGCGAAACATCTGAAGGTTTATCTTCAATTGTTTCGCCTGTATGTTCAACCATTGGCATGATTATTCCTTAAACACATAAGTTTTGCCAGACTTGTCGCCATTCTTTGTGTACAGCTTATTCCCATCAGCGTCACGCTTATTTGAATAAGAGTATCCAGGATGTTCGTCAAAAGCAGGAGCACCACGACCACCCAACTGACCCCGAATAGATGCTTGCTTTGCAAGAACATCTTGCTCAACAGGCTCCATTGGAGGAGCCGCGCCAATACCAACGGGCTTGCCAGCAGAAACGGGTGGAGCAATTGCACCTGTTTGTTGATCGCCACCAGTAGATTGTTTTGCCGTTCTAGTTTTTACATAACGATCAATAATATCATTTGTTGCTTTCATGCCTTGAGAAATGGCGGCTTTGAACTCAGGAGTGCGAGTCAAACCAACTTCAATCTCAAAAGGATTAGAAATAGCGCCATCCTTTTCGGCAAGGTCCTTGGCTTTTTTGCTGTACTCACGATTCAATTGCAACAACTTTTGGTTTGTCAAAAGCTGAATGGTTTTGCCTTGAAGCAAAGCATATGGATCACCTTCTTCACTTGTGTTTGGCATTGCAAGGAACTTAGGCAACTTGCCCTCACTTTGCAATTTAAGCATTGTTTGACCAATTTCTTTGCCAGCATCAAAAACACGCAATACTCGATTTTGTGTATTTGCATCAAGCCCAGATGTACGAAGATATTTTGTTAAAGCAGCTTGGTCTTGTTTGTATTGATTGCTCAATTGATTGCTTTTGCTGCTGGTACTTTGCTGGTTGCGAAGATGATCAAATGAGAAAGTTTCACCAGATTTCTCATCTTTAACGCCTTCTTTTGTCCACTTGTACAAACCAGCAGGCAAACCAGCTTGGACAATCTGCTTTTCAGTCAACTCTTTGCCAGCATTTGCACCTGCCTGAGCTTGCTGTTGATCAAAAAAGGATGCGCTTTCTGCGGCAGAAGAACTTGCAGAATAAGCACTATTTGTAAACTTAAAAATTTTGGCTTTCTCTTCAGGAGAAATATCTAAATCTTTAACAAACTCCAGATCGCCCGCCATACGAGCAGCCAAAGGAGCAATTACACCTTCATAAGTTTGTTCAGCTTCAGAATCACGTTGAATCTTTGCTTGCCAATCTTTAATATTTTGCTCTTGAAGTTGCTTGCCGCCAAGATATGTCAAAGTATCTTCATATTTTTGACGGCCAACACCACGATCTTGGAATTCAATTTCAGACATATCAACATCTGAACCATGCTCACGAGCACGAGTAGGACCAAAAGCATTGGACCAAACTTTGATCATCTTCCCATTTTTATCAACCACAGTATTTGTAGTGACCTTACCGCCTGTCACCAAGTCACGAGCATATTCAGCATTGCCCGTGAAATAGTGCATCAAAACTTCACCAAGGGTTGGATCATTTTGAGAGCTTTTGAAAATCTTGACTGCTTCAATGCGTCCTTCTGGAGAAGCCACGCCACCTGCTTTTTCAATAGGAGCGACAAGATTATCAAACTCTTTTGAAGTTTTGTAGAGATGATCGGCCAAACCAAGAGCTGCACTGCCAACAGGAGTTCCGTAATTGTTTTTGCCAACTTCCAAAAGAGCAGGAACACTCCGAGCAGAAGATGCTTTATCAAAATCTTGCTCAGGAGTTGTTTGATTGGCCAATGTAATTGGCATTTGCGTTTGTTCTGTCATGTTGGCTTCCCCCAAACCGAAGTTGTTTCAGGATGATATTCCGATTCAGTTGAGTTTTCACCAATACCACCAAACGGGCTATTACCATACAAATTAAAACCTTTTGGTTTGGCGTATGGTTTTACTCCAACTTCTGAAAACGATGGATTAATAGATGGAGCACCAACACCTTGAGGGACCATAGATGTTGATGGCAATGATGTATCACCTACTGATGGCGAAGGAGGAACTGCACCTGAAATTGGATATTGATTATTCCCAGGCTTTGCAAGAAACGAAGCCAAAATTCCAAGCAATCCAGGCTGGCCTTTTTTAGGCTCCTCTGCCCGCATTGCACTTTGTGCATACTGCCTTTCAGCAGAGCCAAACATGCCCAAACCAGCATTAGAAAATGGATGATCTGCCATGATTTATTTCCCAAATGCCGCATTAGCACCATAGCCTTTGCTTTGACTTTGACCAGTGCTTCCTTGGGTCCCTTGGAAGTTTGGCGTAGTAGATGCTTGAGGCGTTCCATAGATGACAGAAGCATATTTTGCCAAAACATCTTGTGGCGTACCAGCATAACCAATACGACTTGCAGCAGATTGTTGAGCAGCTTGCAATCCAGCCTGACCAGCACCCAACAAAGAATTGGCCGCAGCCTGGCGCTGACCTTCCACACCAGCAGCGGTCTGAGCAGCAACAGTGCCCAAACGCTGTTCACCAAGTTGACGCAAGTTGCGGTCAGCAAGAGCTTGGCGAGAAGAGCCAAGACCGCCAGCGCCGCCATACATGGCATTCTGACCAGCCAACTGATTGCGAATTTCTTCACGAGCAGGCTGCATAGAGGCTTGGATTTGCTGCTCTTTGTACTGAGGGCTAAACAATTGCTGCAAGCCCTGCATGCCTTGAACATATGCCTGAGAGCCACCAGCTTCTTGCAAAGCGCCTGCACGTTGACCAACATCCATTGCTGTTTGAGCAGCAGTAGTTGCAGCAGGATTCGCTTGGTTGTAAGCGTTTCCAGCCATATTGATGGTGTTTTGATACGCAGGCAAGAATGTGTTTTTCAGCGCACCTGCTTGCGTTTTAAGCACATCTCTTTGTTCTGGAGTTAGTACGGCTTGCTGAGAGCCTGAACTTTTGCCTCCACCAATAGAAATACCCATGATCTACTCCTTAATAGCCATAAAAGCCAGGCGATGCTGGCACTATTGGCGCTTGCTCTTGAACTGGCTGGACTTCTGATGTTGGCTGTTGTACCTGCATCATATTGCCGTAATTAGTACGAGCCGTTTGATAACCACCACCTTTGCCGCCTTTGCCGCCAAAAGCTTGCTGTTGCGGGCTAACATTTGCATTATCCCACGGACCAACAGTATTTGAATAGGTGTTTGGCTTGCCCATTTGAGGCTGTCCACCTTGACCAGGATAGGTCACATTGCCACCTTTGCCTTGAGGCCGAGCAATTCCATCAGATTGAGCGGTCTGCTGACTAGAAACAGGCATCTGTTGCTGCATAGGTTGTGCAGACTGCATTCCCTTGCCTTGAGGAGCAGATGTCGGATTTGATTGGTTTGTCGGGGTAAAAGCGCCCATGATTTATCCTTGAGGTGGAGTAGGCCAAATTACATTGAATGGATAGCCTGATTGACTGGTTATATCACGCAATTGCTGACGATACACAGCCCATTGTTGTTGAACTTCTGCGGTCAATGGCCCATTTGGCAATTGAGTCCAATCAGATGAATACAATAACCCATTTCTTCTTGAAATTACATTTTGTTCTTGGATTGCAGAATCACCAATCCATTGACCAGAAACATAGTCAAAATGACTAGCATAATCTGGTTTGGGTGGAATGTTGACGATTTCACCATTTTTTATATATTGAGTTGCTGGGTTTGTTGCAATTTCAATTATGAAATTTCCATCATTACATTGCAAATCATAATCATCATCAAAACATTGTCCTGATTGAAGAATCTGACCAACATTGTTGTAAATGGTAAAATACTTCATCGTTTTGTCACCAAAAGAATAATTGAAACATTACCTACATATCCAGTTCCATAAGTGGCTGTAGTTGCAGAAAATGTATAAGATGCAGTAGATGGAATAGTGTAATTTGTTGAAATTGCTGTTGCTGGATAAACAGAAAAATTATTATCAAAACCATCAACATATCTTCCAAAATATGAAGAAACAGATTTAATTGTTGTTGATCCTACTTTAATTAAATCTGATCCAGATAAAAAAGAAGTAGGCAATAAAATTGAGTCAGCAACAACCAAAATAATTACGACATCTCCAGAAGTAAGAGATGCAGTAATGCTTACGGTTCCTGTACTTGATGTCGCATTTGATGTTACAGTTACTGCATTTCCTGCAATTCTTAAAGTATCAATTTGAGCTGTACCAATTTTTGCAGTTGTAATTGCAGCATCTGCAATTGCCGCATTTGCCGCTGTAATACTTCCCGCTGCCATATTTGCCGCTGAAATTGTTGCGGCAGCAATTTGACTTGCTGTAATAGTATTGGCAGCAATGTTAGATGCAGTAATAGTGTTGGCGGCAATTTTTGCCCCAGTAATAGTCGCACCAGCAATGTTTGTAGCCGTGATAGTGCCAGCAGAAACTTTACTACCAGTAATCGTTCCATCAACAATCAAACTGCCTGTCAAATATGTTGCTTGGGTAACCCAACTGGTGGTGTACCGATACACAACAGCATTGTTTCCTGCGTTATAGTTAACAGTAACAATGTCGCCAGCAACAGGATTTCGGCCAATAACAGCAATTGTTTCAGCATTGGTTGGAGCAGAACTGTCGTTTGCAGCACGGGTAACCACAAAAGTTGCAGAACCCGCAGAACCGTTTGTTCCATTTGTGCCGTTTGTGCCATTAGTTCCATTAGTGCCATTTGCTCCGTTGTAAGCAATGGCTTTGATGGCATAGCCTGTATTTGTCCAATCCAATGTGGATGTGGTCGTGGTTGCCGACACATTCAATGGAATTGTGATGGCCCACAAATAGTTTCCTGCCACAGTATTGCTTGGGGCTGTTGAAGACCAGCCAGAAGGAGCCGTAAACGCTCCGGTAGACCATGTATAAGTTGATGTTGTTGACGGTCTTGTTGGAGGTACGGAAGATCCTGTCCAAATATAGATAGTCGGAAATGCCGACATCACGCCGTTAGCACCAGCAGTTCCAGCGGCACCGTCATAGACCACTGGCATATTCATGGTCTTGGTAATTGGGCTTGTCAGGTTAGATCCATTAACGGTCAAAGAGACTGAAACGCCAGTAGAAGAACTGGTTGGCGTGACAACTACTGAAGAAGCCGTTGAGCTTGTTGGCGTAGCACCAGAAATGGCCCAACTGTATGTGGGCGATGTGATGTTGACCAGCAAGGCCGACAATGTGGCTGTTGTTGGGGTAAAAGCACCGCCAGCATTCTGCACAAACGCCGTATAGCCGCTGATGTCAATTGATGAGCCATAAGGGCCAACAGCGCCTGGGTCTGTATAGATCAACTGAACAGTAGCAACGCCAGCTTGCGTCACTACACCAGAGGCATTTTTGTACCGGATAGGAACAGTGATGTATGCGGGGCTGTTTGGCATCGCTGTAGGCGCAGGCCAAGAAGCAAAATCACCACCGTCAGTAGGAGCACCAATTGTTATGTTGGTGTAAGAAATATCGCCATTGCCAGTGGTTGAGCTATTGCCAATACGCCAAGAGCCATTCACAAACCCAACAGCACTGTCAGTTTGAGCGTCTGTGAAAGGAACAACAGTTCCAGCGTCTGTTGCGTACAAAGTTGGAGTGATCCCAGTAAACACAGGATTCAATGGGTTGCCAGTACGAGGCACTTGCAAAATGGCAGGCGTGAAGTAAGCAACAAATGCTTCAGCAATCACAGGGATGTTGCCAGAGGTGACAACATCAAGGTCAATAGATGAGCCTGGGTCAATCAGCCATCCAGCATCGGGAGCGGTGGCGGCAGCAGCAAACTGGATTTGGCGACCACCAGTACAAATATACCAAAGGAACTTTGTTGAACCAAAGCCACCAGTTACTTTGTACCAAATATAGTCGGCAGGGTTGGATGACTCCGCAGCATCATTGTTGTTGCGAATGCCAAAATAAGAACGGCCAGTTGGACTATTGGAGAAGTTCAAAGAGCCATCAAAACTATCAGCATATTTGATAGCCATGTATTGGTACAAATATCCTGTAATCTCTCCAGCAGGTCCAGTGATTTGACCAGTAGAAGGATCAGCAGAAAGATTTGGGCTAAAGTTAGCCAGCAAATAGTTGACCGCCTCAGAGACTTCTGAAATGTCAGGATTTGAGTCTAGTGCAAATGGCATTAGAAAGCATCCTCAACAATAGTGGTTTGCCAGTTAATCGCTGTGACATTCCAAGTATTTGAATTGTCATTAGATTGAATCTTTACAGATACAGTACGCACAGCATTTTGCTGAGTTGTAACCCAAGGAGTATTTGTATCAATTATCGTTGTGCCAGTTTGCCCATAAGTAGGAGCTTGTGCAGTGGAATCAGCACCACCAACTGTAATGTTAATTGAACCAGTCCCGGAAATCTCGGGGAGCAATCGGTGGACATAAACTTTGGAACTAAATGGCACAGGACCATCAGCAGTTTGCATCACCATGTTGTTGCGTTCAAACAAGGCTGGAATTGGCGCATTATTGACAAATGAATTGCCAACGGCAGTTTGAATGAGCTTTTGGCTGCTGCTATCTCCACGAGCATAAGTAACCACGCGAGAAGCCAAATTGAATTGCCCGCTAACGACTTTTGGACCTTCTGTGCCCATGCAAGCATTTTGAATATCTTTTGGAGCATTCCAAATTTGCAAGTCATAGCGATATGACAGCATCTTGTTGCACCAACCTGTCGAAGTCAAATCAGGATAATAAATCTCAATCTGATATTTCTGAGTGTTATTAACCATGAACAAACGGTCATAGTACGTTGGATTCAGATTGCTGAAAAAATAGTCTTTTACCCGCTGGTTGCCAATGGAAGTAAAGTTCGAGCCATCAAAAACCCAGATGTCACGAGCATCAATACCGTACACATTAGCGTCAGTATTTGTCCAGCAATTGTTATTCAGTAAGCCACGGCCTTGGTTCAACAAACGAACGCCAAAAACAGGCGCCGTACTGTTTTGATAGGCAATAGGGCTGAAAACAACTGTATCCCAATAAGAGCAAACATAGAAATTCCCACCAAGGAAGAACCCATCAATCAGCGGCCCACGGACAGGCACTTCCTGTTCGTTAGCCACGTTGGAAAGAGTGGGCTCCCAAGTTGCAGGAACTCCTGTATTGGCGAAGGCTTGAGACCAGCGAACAGTTGTTGGGAAATTGTAGTCAATGCCGCCAATAGTTTCAGTGATATTGCCTGCAATCAAAATATTCCCCACGTTTGGAGAACAATAATTGCGGACAAATCCAACCGTTGTCTTGGTCGAGCCGGGCGTGTAATTCCAATTGACATCAGCAGTTACTGTTATTTCATTGCTAGTCGGCAAGAAATACATAGGATTGGATAGTGTGTCATTAATGAAAAACACACTTCCCACCCATGAAGTGGTGATGTTCAAACCATCAACGTATCCTGTGAGATATACCGAAGGATTCGCGCCTACGCCTGGTGTAATGTTTGTGACACCAGAGCTTGTCACCATATACCAGCGGCCATGATTAGAAGAATCACGGGTGGCAACAATATAAACCCAAGTAGTTTCAGATCGGAAGCCGCCTTCCATAAAAATGGCTTGATTTGGCACAGCAGTCAGTATTTCTTGCTCACCAAAGATTTTTTTAATCCCACGGACATCCGTTTCAACATTCAACCCAGAGTTATATTCCATCGGGCCAAGTGCATTACTTGGCACATCAGGAGTAAAACTCATCTGAGTGAATGGTGTACGAAGACGGGTGTAATCAGCCATGTTAAGTTACCAGGGTTGGTTCCGTCATTTGTTGTAAGTTTTTGACAAGACGGGAATCTGACGGATTGAATTCTAAAGCTTTTTGGCACAAAGCAATAGCCTCATCCTTTAGTCCAAGGTTCCAAGCAGCAATGCTTGCGTAGTCATATGGTCTTTCAGTCCAGACTTCGGGATCCATCGTATAGACCAATGCTTTGTCAGTAATAAGTAAAGCAGATTTAGCCGCAGCATAGCTTTCTGCCCACATAGACAAACGGTAGCATTGGGCGCTCAATTCAACCCAAGGCTCACGGGTTCCTGGTGCTTCAGCAACTGCCAACCGGAACCATTTAAGAGCTTCATGCGGGCTGCCTAATTCAGCATAACTTTTGCCCATCAATCGCATGGCATAGCACCTCTCATTGGCCCAAGTAGCTTCTGGCATAGCCAAATACTTGGCCAAGGCGGCAATGGCCTCATCCCAGCGGGCATAGAACGTTAGTTCACGGGCATGATAAAAAGCATTACGAGGGCAATACGGGTCTTCTTTAACTGCCAGCTCCAGCAATGGCATATATTGCCCACGGGATTTTGTTGGATCAGGATGATGGCTGACTAGCAGCATATCCGTGTGAGCATAGACTTCTGTGATCCTGCCATCAGGACGGGGATATTCATGGACCGGGTGGACGAACCTATATCCATGACGGGCAAAAATTTTCTCATAGAAGAAACTAATGCCGCAGCCCCAATCAAACTTGTAGCGCAGACGAGTAGTGCCTTCAACCCAAACACGTTCAATTTCTTCACGCCATCCCGGTTCTAGGACTTCATCAAGATCAAGACTGATAACAATATCAATGTCCCGAGGCAAAAGAGAAATAGCAGCATTACGGGCAAGATCAAAACGCCAAGGACTAATGCAGATGTCATGAACTTTTGCCCCACATTCCAAAGCAATCTTGACGGTATCGTCATCTGAGCCTGTATCTGCAATGCAGATTAGATCAGCGTCTTTGGCTGAGTCGCAGAATCGCTTTACAAAAGCAGCTTCATTTTTTGATATTGCCGAGACAGCAATCTTCAATTTCTTTTTCATGTTCTATCCTATGCTATTAGAAGAATGCAAAGAAGTTGCCTGTGTAAGGAACAGCAGACAACTGCCCGTTAATGTAACTGACGGACAAATAACTCATAGTCCCGTCAGATGACAAGAACGTCAATCCGGTATTGTTGCCAGCATCAACTGAAGTCAAACCCATCAGCCAGTTTGTCGGCTTCTTCAAAATGGCCTGAGTCGTGTTGGTTGACCCAAGGGTTAGCAGGTTAGCCAAAGCACCATTTAGACTGAATGACACAGAGAATGTGTTGGTCGTGCCGCCAGTGAACAATACCGAGCCAATGGCTGTATTAGTCATTGACCTGAAACCGTTGGAGCCACTAATTGTCAGAGCACCTACCCCACCTTGGTTCAGCGTTGGGTAGGTCTGAATGCCTCCACCTGCAAACGTCTTAGCGGATGTCGATGTGAGGCTGATTGTGCCTGTGCCTGTGACGGTAAGGTTTGTAGATGTTACTGTATTCCAAGAAGTACCGGAACCAGCAATAGTCCAGGTGCCACTACCTATTGCAAGAGTTCGTGCATTACTTGCATTAGATAAAACTGTGGCAACTGTTCCTGTTAAGGAAAAATTATAGTTATTGGCATTAAATGTTCCATTGTTTAGCGTAAAAGCGCCAACAAAACTTCTATTGCTAGTGAAAGCATCTTGCAATGTCACAGAGCCACTTGGTGTATCAATTGTGATACCTTGAGTAAATGTGATGCCAGCACTCGTAATCGTCTGACTGCCACGCCCTGCAAACGTCATTGCACCCGTACCCGTCAGCGATGTGCCAGTACCGTTGATCCAGTTGCCGTAGATCGCGGGAGTAGTCGTACCCGTTGCCAGCGTCATCGTGTTGCTGGTACGGGCGCTCATGTCGATTGCGCCGATGTTGTAGGCAGCGTTGATGGTGATCGTGTTTCCGCTCACAGGGGACGCAGAAGGGAATACCGCTGTGTCTTGTGCCAAAGGGAAGGCCGTCACGCTGGCAGTACCACCAAGCGTAAATGCCCACCCCGTATCCAAGCTCCAGTTTGACCCTGCATTTGGTCTCCAATAAACCGTCTTAGCCGCATCAAACGTAATCCCGCTGTTGCCTTTGCAGTCACCCAAGCGAGT